ACGAAAGAATTTACTACGGCCTGCGTATTCTTGCTAAAGGCGTGCTCGGCATCCGATACGGTTCTAACTCTAATACCCAGGTCGGCAAACGCGTTTTGGTTATTCTTTACCCAGGCTATCTTACTTTGATTATCGGTTAGATTCTTCCAGGCCGCCTGTAATTCTTTATACTTCGTCATTAACCCGCTGTAGGTTTCAGACTGTGTGCTATTATAAGTCTCGTTCGCTCTCTTGGATGCCTCGGCCACTGTGTCTATACCGTCGGCGACTTTGTCGGCCGATTGTGCGGCCTCATCGCTTTTATTAACAAAATACTCTATTAGCATTGTTAACCCGGCTATGGCTGCGCCTACTCCGGTACTGATAAGTAAACCGCGTATAGCTATCTTTAGCGTCGTAGCGCCTATTGCGCCTCCTGTAAATGCGGCCTGTAATACTCGCGTAGTGGCGGTTACTGCTATAGCTGCGTTACGGTACAGATACATACCGGCAGCGGCTACTTTACTATTGACGGCAAGAGAGATGAATGAAGCGCCCAACAGCTTTATAGCTGAGGCTGCGTTGGCTGCGTTGGCAGTCAAGACAACAGCGTTTGATGCTGCGGTCAGATATGGCATGAAAGACTGTACGACTCCGCCAATCTTCTCTTTAAGGTCGCCAAACTTGTTTTCGAGCTGTTTTAAATAGCCGATGTCAGTCTTTCCAAGTTCGGCGTTCATATTACCGACGTTGTCCGTAATAATCTGCGCTAACATAGCGGCGCGCTGGCTCTCGTCGCCATACTTCATTACTTGTTCTTGGGCCGCGGTAAACGTTATACCTACGCGGCGTAATGCGGACGTTTGCCCCTGCATCGCTTTGCCCAGCAGATTACCAATGTTATAGGCGTCCTCGCTTGTCGCATTAATACCTTTCTGTTGGGCTATAAGGTTTCCCATTGCGGGGATTAAGGCTGATAGACTGCTTTTTTGAGTCAAGAAAGTAGCTACCTGCTGAGCGCCTCTGATTAGTGTATCATCTTCGATTACACCTAAACTCTGCTGCTCAGCGGCTAATTTTTGAATACTTTGAATATCCGAGTTAGAAGCACCCATTCGCTGCTTCATGACCGTTATCAACTGCGTTTCAGCTTGCTTTGACGCCTGATATTCACCGGTTAGGCCATTCAATACGCCCATCATCTGATTGATACTCGCACTAGCCTGGGTAATGCCGGTAGATATGGCGGCAAAGTTTATAGCCTTAGAGTTGAACTTCTGAGCCTCTGTCAAAGTGGATGTTAAGGATTTCTTCAATCCGTCAGCATCTCTTGCCAATGACTTGAAGCCCCTGCCATCGCCATCAAGTTTAAAGGTTATTGATATAGTGCTTTTACCGGCCATTTTTTGCTACTTTAATCTTTCAGCTAATTCGAGCATTCTTTTTCGTCGCTGCTCGTAAGACATCTGTTTGATTTCGGGAATGTTGCTCTTGGAGTCCCAGGGGAGCGGCAGTAGCTTTTGAGCTGTAATCTTCTGCTTGAGATGTGGCTGTATAGCTATTGTGGCTGAAAGCCTCATCCTTTCCCATTCGGACCTTTCGTCAGCATCTCTTGTCTCTTGCCACGCTTTGCATATTTCCTCAAATTCCTCAAGGGTACATCTGCAAAAGTCATCATAGGAAAGATGTATCCGACCTAAGGCAATGCCCAAAAGCTCAGTTATCTTGTAACTGTTTTTTTTTGCTCGCCTTGCTCAGATGTGTCTCCTTCCGTCGATTGCAGGGACTCGGCCCACGCACTCATCTCCTCGGGTTTGATACTATCTGCAAAATCCATAAGTTGGAGATCAAATGGCACGCTGTCATGCTTGCAAGCAGAGACTACACAACACCATAGATAGGTGCAAAGGTCACTAAAACCACCGTCTATCTCGGTAACTTCTCGGCCCGTCTCGTTTTTGAAACGGAGCATAGCCCCCATAGTTGGTCTACAGGGGTACGCTTTGCCGTTTATGCTTATCTCAATATTATGCATAGTTAGACAGTAGTCTTATGGATTGCGGTCTCGTCAAGAGTTGTTGGCTCACCATCATTCTCCAAAGAGATGCTGTATGTGCTGTCATCCTGAGCTGGGTCAACGCGCTCCAAGGAAGTGATTACAAAGTTTCCCTCTAGATACGGAGTCGCACTCGTATCACGTTCCATACACTTGACTGATATACTCTTAGCTTCCTTCCAAGCTGCAAAGAGCTCCTTGTATCCGGCCTCCGTTTCATCGTAGGTGATTAATCCCTCTGCCGAGATAGCAATACTCAGAGCCGTGACGCTCTTGCCCTTCCACAAACCCGCAGTCTTCGCCGCCGTAGCAGCTGGCTTTACATTGTGTTCTTTTGTCTCACTCGTCAACGTAGACGTGTGCGTAGTACTGTGACCAATCGCTTTTTCGCCTACATAAAGTAGCATGTCGCTACCATTACAATACCCTGTTGCCATATTCTTTAAGTTTTAAATGTTATATTTTTATGTCAAAAACCAATTGCTGCGCATAGGCATCATCCTGCCAAGCTTCTTCGCTTCCACTAAGGATGCAACTTCTCATTGTCAAACCGTCTAATTCTCCTTGCGAATAATCCAATGCTGATCTGACAGCCTCAGCTAAATTTATTCCATCAATGTATTTTTCTGTGTAGCAGATAACTTCAAGCTGTATAGTATCGGCGCCTGGCTGATTAGCCTTAGTTGCGTTATGAAGAAGACTCATTCGTCTATAAAGGATATATGGCAGGATAGCCTTATCTGTTACCACGGGAAAGATATTCTTTGTGATACTATTTACGGCTGAGTCATCCAATAATATTGAGCGGATGATGCTTCCGGCGCTTAGTGATGTCTTATTTACAGCCATATTTATTTGCTACTTTTTCAACACTTAAAATTATTTCTTCGCGCAGTCTACCCGTGACGCTATCCCGCGTCTCCGATAAGGTCCTTTGCATAAAGCCATATCTTCTCATTCTTCCAGTGTTGCGACCTTTTCTTGATTTTCCAAAAAAGGAGCCGTGGCTCTTTGTCTTACGGCTTTGAGTACCGTCTTCGGCCCATATCAGGATCGGCTTTTTCAAACCCTGTTGATTCATATGGAAGCCGTATTCCTTTGTGCCTGATTTCTTTGTACCTACAGTAACCCTAAAGCCAGCTTTTTGCTTGAAGACAAGAGCCCTTACACCGCTTTCCATGTCTTTGCTTGATCGGATACAGCTACGCAAATTGTTTATTGCTACCTTCTTGACGTTATTGGCTTCTTTTCTGAAAGCACCCTTTAAGGCCTTTGTGCGCTGCTTAACATCCAATTCGGCAAACAAACGCTGAAGGTTAGAGTCGTCAAAGTCAATGTTTTTAGCCATTATTCGTTAACTCTTGAACAAATCAAGGTGTTCATACCGCGATCTCTGTTCGGAATGATGTTTGTTATTGTATAGATATAGCCACCCAGTTGCTGCAATCTCCAATTTTCTTCTATCGGGTGGCTGTCTCTCACATTAAATTCAACGGAATAATCAGGAAAATGCTCACCAACTTCTTCTTTCCTCATTCCACTTAGCTTCACGCGCTCGGCATGAATCGTTTTATAAGGGACATATTCTGTCGTTTCTTCGCCAAACTTGTTGACCAACTTCTGCGGCGATAACAATATTACCAAATATTTCATTCGACCTGCTTGCATCACACGGTAGTTGTTATTATATCATCAACTAGTTTGCGAAACGGTTTGACCAATGCCTGTAATGCGTCCGGTGCTTCGTACATCTGCACGGCGCTGACGCTCTCACGCTGATTGTACCAATGGCCAGCAATCAAAAGAACGGCATGCTGAAGCATTAATGGATACTGCGTACCGTCGCCAAGGGCTTTCAACTCCTCGGCGGTGCGGTTAGTTGCCGTAGCCACATACTCTTCAGCCGTGTCCAGAAGATATTGCAGGTATTCGTCATCAGTGGCGAACTCGTCAGCTCTGACGTGCTTCTTCAAAAGCTCAAGACTCATTACAGACATAATCAAACTATCTAAAATGCGTAAAAGGGAGTATTTTGCAACTAACCGTTAAACGGCTGGCGTAATCTTGGTGAGCTTGAAAGCTTCCGGACGAAGTGCTACCATTCCGAAGTTGTTGTTCAGCACGAAGTCAACGCTGTTCTTTCTTGCCAAGGTGTAAGGATCAACGATGAACTGCAAGTTACCGAAGAATCCGGCTGCCAAGTAAGAGAAGTCACCGAGGCCTACATATCCTTCGCCCATCTCCTGTGTGCAGAACACTGGCAAGCCAAGGATATGGTCGCTCTCGCAAAGCATGATACCGCTACCAGCGTCACGTGGAGTGGTCTCAAAGTCTGCCTTCTGTGCGAAGCTCATCACCCAGCATAAAGCCTTCGGAGTGATACCGGTCGCAAGCAGGTTAGCCTTGATCTTTGCCAATGCCTTGAAGGCCTTGCTTGGCGTACTCATGTCGATAGGTGCTGCGTCTGCTGCTGCTACCAGGTCAACGAACGGACCCTTAGGAGCCTTGCCCGTCACTTCCAAAGCAAAGACAGCCTTATTGATGGCATCAGAGATAGCCTGGGGCATCTCCTCGTTGATGACCTGCTCGACGATACCCTCGGAGTTGTAGAGCTGCTCGCGAGTCACAGGAATTGCGATGCCGAGACGTGTGCCTGACATCTCGAGCTTGCTATAGTCGATTGACTTGTCAACTAATACCTCTGCCTCGTCTGCCCATTGAGCAACAGCCTTTGAGTGAGAAGGCCAACGGAGTGAGCCAACAAGACCAGTGTGCACATTGATGCCCACCTTATCCCAGATAAGGCCAGAGCGCAAAGGCTTCATGATCTCTTGCTGAGCGATAGGAATGACGCCAGTGTTTGCCAATGCGGCTGTAGTAGCAGGTGTAACTTCACGTTGGAGGACGATAGTGGTCTTCTGGTTACTGTCCATCAACTCACGAAGTCTAATGGTTGGATTCTGAGAGGCGGGAACATCCTCTTTGTCAAGCTGCCTGATGGCAACCATCTCAGCCTGAATTGCCTGCTCGCGCAGCAACAAGGAATTCAACTCACGAGACAAAGCCTTTTGTTCGTCCGTCTCGTCTTTGTTCAACTCTCTCTTTTCATTCTTCACGACGTCTGCCAAAGCAGTCAATCGCTCTGAAATTTGGCCGCATCTTTCGCGGTTCGACTGTGCTTCGTCTAACAGCGCGCGACTGTTAATCTTTTTTTCTTTTGCCATACGTTTTTGAAATTTAATATATTAAGTTTTCGATTTCTCTCTGCAAGCCCTTAGCCTTTGCATCGAGCGCTTTCAATTCATTCAACTGCCTGCTTATTTTTTCCTGTGAAACTAGGTTATCCTCTTTCAGCATCGCCTCTCTATTGCTTACAGCCTCAACCGAAGTAGCAGGATATGCCGGATTGTCCGTAATCGTGAAGTCATAGACTCCAGTTATGACCTTTACGGTATAGGTTATGATGGTCCTTGTATTCACTACGTTAGCCGTACGTTCCACACAAGCCTCGTCATAGTAGCGGGTAGTGAATGCAAAGCTGCATCCGTCCAGATCACCACGCTTTACCAATTCAAGTGCTGCGTTGCCATCCTGTGTATCAGGTGCCTCAAACTCGAATTGTACTCCCTTTTCGTCAATCTTATAGGTTAAGGTACCTACACCCATCTTACTTCTCGCAAGCAAGATCTGCCTGTTGTGGAACATCGTCATCTTGATGTCACAGCTATCGAGCAGCTCCTGTGTGATGGCACTTGGCGCAATGACCTCACGAGCTTCGCTTTCCTCGTCACTCCATAAAGGAGCAGACTGCACGCCAAACAATATGGCATAGCCGACGATTGTTCTGCTTGCAGGCTCGCCAGCAGGCGCCTCGCGTATCTGTAGGTCAGCGACAGTGTGCGCTGTCCGCCTAATTATTTCCGATTTATTCTTCATTTTGTTGTGCGTTTTCGTCAATAGTATTAGTTGTGTCCTGTGTCGGTGTAGAGGCGGATGGCTTGCCAGCCTCAGATACTGGGCGTAGGTTAGCAGACACCAACGCTGCATCTCCACCTTCCAAGGCAGGCTTGTTCTCCTCAGCTCTCAATTCGTTCACCGTATAGATACCCGCGGCAAGTGCCTTGGTCTGATAGCCAACACGGCTGATAAGGTCGCAAGCATACAAGCCTGTACGGTCAAATTGGAACTTGCGCTTACCAGCCAATGAAGGAGACACCAGCTTTCTAAGAAACTCCGTTTCTATCTTTCGGAGGATGGGGTTCAACGTATTACTTAAGAAAGCAACGTTCGCCATCTCAGCCGACTTGTAATTATTGCTTGTGTCATCAAATACGAATGAAGGGTGCACGCCGAAGAACCGGCATACCTCACGAACCGTGAACTTACGGCTCTCCAAGAACTGCATGTCCGTGGAGCTAAGTGAGATCTGCTTGAAGTCAACTTGCCCTGGCACGCTTACAATGTGCTCGCCACTACTAAACCGGGTATCAAGACTTGCAGCGGTTTTCTCCAGTTCTTTGTCTTGGTATTCGCCGAAGCCGGTTATGCTCTTGTCATTGGAAACGATGCCTCGCACATTGCCGCCATTGGAAAAGCGAGTCAAAGTCTCATTATCACCAGTCTGCGCAATCCCAAGGGTAAGACGTGCAAAGGACAAGACGCTAAGTCCTTGCTTACCATCGAGACTGATATTCTTCAGATGGATAATACTGTCCTCGTCATAGACACCGTATATTCCGTTGATGGCATCGCTGACGATATAGGTGTTATCGTATATGTTCTGACTCACCGAACCAAGACTACAGCATACTAGTCTTTCGTATTCTAAGGAAATAGGATTGACGACAGGCACGATGTAGGCATTGCCGTGTAGAAGCATATTCTGGACGACCTGCACCCAAAAATCATAGGCGCTCATTGAGTCGTCTGGCTGCACGTTGAGAAGATAGTACAATCGGCTATTATAGTCAGACGCGAACAAGTCAGCGCGTAGCCTCATCACCTGCATAGGCAAGTTGGCCACGCTCTCGGATATGAGCTTTACGCACCTGTAGACGGTCGCAATGCTCAGCGCGGAATTCGTTGTTCCGCCAAAAAGATCAGTTATTGTCGCACCTAAACGTGGCGTAGTTTCGACAGCCGTCCCCGTCCCCGT